TAAGAAGATTAGTCTCTTCGCTTGCGCCAATAAACTCGTCTTTAATCTTAACTAAATCACCGACTTTCATTCTTCACTCTTTTCCTCATATGAACCGCATGCTCTATCCAGCTGAGCTACGGGGGCATTCATCGCTCATATATATCGGGGAACTACCACTAGTTATAGTTTGTTCCCCGATAAGAACTTCGTTGACAGATTTGATGGATGGCAATTCATACATCGTATCTGTAAGTGCATTTTCTAAAATGGTCCGCAAGCCTCTTGCGCCTGTTTTTTGTTCAATGGCCTCATCGGCAATTGCCAACAGTGCACTTTCAGTAAACATAAGCTCTACTTCATCCATCTCAAACAGACATTTGTACTGTTTGATAAGAGCGTTTTTGGGCTCTTGTAAAATTTGTAGTAGCATATCTCTATCTAATTCATGTAAAGTTGTACGAATAGGGATGCGGCCAATAAATTCTGGAATGATCCCGAATCTTACAATGTCGCCGGTCTGCAGAGATTGTAAAAGTTCATGTCTTTTTTCTTTCACCTTTGTTGCTTTGGACGCTCCAAATCCCAATGACTTGGTTTGCTTTCGCTCTGCGACTAATTGCTCTAAGCCAACAAATGCACCACCGCAAATAAATAAGATATTAGTGGTGTCAAGTTGTATCAACTCTTGTTGCGGATGTTTTCGGCCGCCTTTTGGTGGAACGTTCGCCACCGTCCCTTCAATGATCTTTAATAGTGCTTGTTGTACGCCCTCTCCGCTTACATCTCGCGTAATGCTCATTCCATCTGTTTTTTTGGCGATTTTGTCGATCTCGTCAATATAAACAATGCCCAACTCGGCGCGTGATATGTCATATGATGCTGATTCTAATAGGCGCACAAGGATATTTTCTACATCTTCACCCACGTAGCCTGCCTCTGTTAAACTAGTTGCATCAGCCAAAGCAAAGGGTACATTTAATATCTCTGCCAAAGTTTGTGCCAATAAAGTTTTTCCGCTACCAGTTGGTCCAACTAAAAGAACGTTGCTTTTTTCTAATTTTACACCTTTTTTCTTGGCAACTAGATTATTTTTCTTAACTCTTTTAAAGTGATTATAGACCGCTACTGATAATATCTTTTTTGCTTCATCTTGACCAATAATATATTCATCCAACATTTCTTTGATCTTTTTAGGAGTGTGCAGAATAATGTTAGAACCTAAATCCTGTTCACCCTCATCTTCGGACTCTAATATTTGAGCGCAAAGCTCAATGCACTCGTCGCATATTGCAACCTCAAATGCTGCAATTAGCTTGCGGACATCCTTGTCGTCTTTTCCGCAAAAAGAACACTGGAAATATTTAGATTTATTTTTGCTGGACAAATGAAGCTCTCCTTTCTTCTTAATAATAACTAGAAAGATATATCATATATCTTTATTCTTTTTCTCTTGCAATAATTCTTTTAAAGGCAACATATAAGTCTAGCCAACTAGTTTCTCCAATTCCATCTTCTAACATCATACCATCTGTGGAAGTTTTGTCAAACGTTAATTCAGTATTCTCGATAATGTGCTTGGTTTTTTGTTTATTCTGTATTGACATACTGGGACTGTACAGTTGCATCAATTTATAGTTTTCCCTTATGACGCTTTCTTCCTCTATAATATTTTGATATGCCTTTAAAGTGGATCCGGCGTTGGCACAATACTCCGTTACTTCATCGATAGTATATGTCTTTTCTTCAGCTAAAAATGGCAATCTTTTTGCGATTGTAGGTAAGCCAATGCCCTTAACCCCTTCTAAGTTATCGCTTTTATCTCCAACGATTGCTCTCGCCAAAGCAAAATTTGTTGGGTGAATCCCGAACTTTTCTACAATTATATTTTTATTCAACACTTCATGTTGAGTTGGGCGATATGCAATCGTCTCGTCATCAAGCAATTGAAAAAAGTCTTTATCACTCGAAACAATTACCTTTTGCCAGCCAGAAAAAGCTGGTGTCTGAGCCACAAAAGAAATGACATCATCAGCTTCCACTTCATCAAACATCAACTGCGTTACTGGAAAGTTGTTTAAATATTCAACTAACCGCAATTGCTGCCAAATTTTGTTCTGAAGCTCTTCTTCTTGAGTAAGATTTTTAATGTCGCGATTAAGCCGCAAGGGCTTGCGCCCCTCTTTGTAATTTTTATTAACTAATTTTCTTTTCCTGCTGCCGCCTTTGCCGTCCCAGCATATAACAACCTGATCGGGCTTAATCTCCCTACAAAGCTTTTGTAATATCTTAAGAAAACCAACGGTGCCACCAATAGGATCTCCGTTAATTGATAAAGTTGGATTAACTATATAAGCCCTTAAAAACTGATTAAGGGCGTCAATTATCATTACTCTTTTATTTTTCATTTTTCACTTCCATGTATGACTCTATTGTAACAGGAAATAAATTTTTTGCAAGCACTAAACACGCTTTTGCAACTTCTTGAATTTCCCATTGAGCACCATCGTGTATCCTTAAGTCAATAAACTTGAGAAGATTATTTAAATTAACTGTCCCATAATACTCTGTATATAAATTTTGAGGCAACACTCCTCTTGCTTGTTCGCGACACACGCCGCTCTCAATCAGAGCCTCATAAAGCTCTAATGCCTCCCTGTGAAAATTCTTTATCTTTTTCGAAGCAAAATGGTGAATGTTTGTAACCCCTTTTGCTGCCGGAATAATCGGATCAATGGACTCAGACACCGATGCTTGCCTGTTGGATTCGCTCTGCCTTCGAAATGCTTTAGGCTCATAAAACTCTAAATTAAAATTAGTATAGCGCCTAGATATTTCGTTATAACTCCAAGTCCTGTGCCTGTGGTGCTGAGAGCGGATAAACAACGGCACCTTGAACCTAAAAGTCATCGTGCAGTGTTCTAGCGTAGAGGTGTGTTTGTTCTTAATAAGATATTTAATTAACTTAATATCGTGTTCATTAAGATTTGATACGCACTTCCCGAAACTGACGCGAGCGCTATTAACAACTGTAACATCAGAACCCATATGGGAAATATACTCAACAAAACCAATGCTATCTGAATATAGGTCAATTTTAGTTTTCATCCTTTGCCTTTTCTGGAAAGTTTAGATATGCAAACTCCCCATATAACTCTTTTGCCTTTTCATCGTAAGCCATGGCTGCTAACTCTGCAGTTTCGAAATAACCTAAGCTTATTTTGACTTTTCCGTTGCCACCGGGTGGGCCAATATAGGCCCAAAAAGGCTTACTGCATTTTTCTTTCGATTTCCAAACCCCTTTAAGTCCTGTGGAGCTATCGCGGCGCGGTGGCTTGTTTGCACAATTTTGAGAGTGGGTACAAACTCTTAAATTTTGTTTTCTATTGTCTAGACGATCTCCATTAATATGATCCACGGACATTCCGCGAGGCGCCTCCATAATTAATCTATGCATTAAAAGGTTTTTGCTATCTCCAAGCAAGCCGGGGTATTCTGTGTTAATGCTCTCAATTTGTTTTTCTGTCAGGCGCTTTTCTGCGTAAAAGCCACTAGCAGTCCAAGTAGCATACCATTTAGTTGGCCTATCTTTTTCATGCCAGTATAAAACTTTTTCATAATCTTCATCATCTACCAGCGTCACTTGGTCTCTTGTTAAGTTAATTTTCTTCATCACTCTCCTCTTCTTTGTTGTTTGGGGTTATTTCGAATTTAGACCACCTTGGGCAGTCTTTTGGCTTTAGATTGTTGTAAACAAGGGAATAATCCGCCAGACACATAGTTGTGCATATGCAAGTTGCATATCGTGGCACAAATGATTCGCCACAGTCTATATCAATAGGAATTCCCTGCTGCCCATTATGACCACAAACCACCTCTGTGGTTTTACTTTGAATCTTAAGGCGCTCTCTTAAAGCTGTCTCTTTGTTTTTAAGCATTTGATTTTTGCGATGCAATAAATCAACTTGATTACCTAAGCTATACATTAGGTAAATTACGAAACAAGCAGAAAATACCACAAACACATTCATTGCCATGCGAAACTTCATTAAAACAATAATATCAAATTGCAAATAACTTGTAAAGGACTTTTTTAATATTTATTTTAAATGCCGAAGCCGCTGTCTAGAATTTTAAGCTCACCTCGCGCGTTAACCCCTAAATTACCCGGCCTATAGTCCCACACCTCATAAACAGGCTTAAATTGACTTGTGCCTCTGGCAAAATCTCGGAGATTAGAAACAACCGGATCGGAGATTAAACTATTTATATGATCAACCACTCTCTCGTCATAAACAAGTCGGCGGCCGCTTCGAATATTAGGATGATAAAGTTCAGCAATTTTAAGATATGTTTTTATTTCAGGGCTCATTTCCAAATTGGAGTATACTCTTTGTTGGTGTGCGCTTAGATATATGTTGCGACTTAAGTCTTCAATCTCGTTCATTTTTGCAATCTTTTTCGATATGTTGCTTTTTGACAAAGGCTCGTTGAATTCCATAATTTTAGAAAAAACATCTATAGTTTTAAATCTCCAGTTCCACGCCCTTTCGGGATCCCCTTGTGAATAAGACAACGAACCCTCTTTAAAATTAGGAAAATGTTTAAACATTTCAGACCAGTCCCGAAAAGGGGTGATCTTTTCTTGCACAATCCAATGGCCATCCGGGTGCATATCATAAACTCTTGCTGCCAATCCGCTTGGGTGGGTTTGGTATGCAGTCAGTGCTTCCATCTTGTTTTGTAACTCTGCATGGCCTGCATCCTCGGCAAAACCGGTTTTCTCTCCCGGGATTGCAACTTTTAAAACTTTATCTTCTACGCCGGGAATATTATAAGCTCTCCTGAACGTTCCGCCGCCGATGGGCTGCCACCCATATACTGCGGGATCCGGCACAAAGCCCATATTATCATCTGTATCTCTGAGGCTTGTTCTGCCGCGCGGAAGTCTTTCCGGGATTCTTCTGTACATAACATCGGGATCTGGTCCGAAGTACTTTTGTTTATATGCTTTTAGTGTCGGATCCTCTACAGGTGTTTGCGTTGGTGCAGGTAAAGTCATTTGATCTAGTTCTGACTCAAAGTGTGAAAGGTCTTTAATTTTTTTAGTTTTTCTGCTCGACGGAACCAAGTCAACATCATCAGCGGCTAGCCATGGCTGTTTCTCAGACATGTCCCTGGCCAGCTTATCAAGATCGGCCTCATCCGCAGCACTCAAGTTTGTTCCTGCGCGCACTTCACTGGCACTAGGTACTCCCGGAAGTGCTGGCATTGAAGGCCGTCTAACAAATGGCATTCGTGGGGCTGTTAATCTACGTATAATAGTTGGAAAATTTGGGCCGCGGGGCACCGGGGGGCCTTCGTTCAAAAGTTTTTCATATTCTTCAGCGACAATCTCCTCCAGCGTAATTATTGGAGGTGTCCAATTGGCATCTTGTTCTTCTTGTTCTTCTTTTCGGCGGGCCCTTAGTTTTATTTTGAGTCGCGACTTTTTGCGTAACATCTTCTCTACATCTGAAGCCTTCTCAAGGCGATCTAGGGTCTTATGGCCGCCCGGTCCGGACACGGACTTGCGAGCAAAAGGGCCTGCAGGATAGGAGGGTCTTGTTGTTGGCGGCAACTTATAAATAGGTTCGGTTTCGTCAATTATTGCGCCTAGCTCTTCTTTTGTTAGTTCATAGGCAAGAGACTCATTGGCATTTGCATGGAGCGCTGCTAAATATTTTTTAACAGAGCCGTCTGTGCAGCCAACTTTTTTACCAGTGTCTTTTTTATAGACGCACTTTCCCTTGGTTTTATAAGGCATTATTTCTTTTTCTTTCTTTTTCTTTTTCGCGTTGAATGAGAGTGTTCCTGTATTACAATCGGCTCGACTTGTTCCGGCAGAACACCTCTGATAACCGTGGTGCCAACTTGCATATCATACTCGCCAATGTTTCCATTCTTATCTAGCGAGTGCCACAAAATTCTACCTACCGATTCTTTTAAATGATATCGCTCGACCAAAGCTGAACTCAGCTTTCCCTCTTTCATTCATTGGTGTTCGAGATCTTCAATCTCTTCTTTGTCTTCTTCTGATTTTTGTTCTTTGTTTTTGAGCGTGTTAAGTTTGGTTTTTTGTCTTGCGTTAAGCTTCTCTTTCAAAAAGACTCTTTCGACCTGTTCAAAGATAATCTCACGAAGTTTGGGTAGGGTTAAGTTCATTTAAAACTCCTTTTAAATAAGTAGTCTTAAATAAGTGAATAATCTATTCGTCTTGCTCATAAAATTCCGAAGCTTCGCCTGTTCTGCTATCGAACTTCATTATGATCTCTTCGTCCATAATCTTAAGCACTTGGCTACGAAACTTTTCATCCTGTAGTTTCTCTATCCACTTTGAAGCTTGAAACTTCTCACACGTGCCGTCTTCATAACAAAGCTCATACCATGCGCCACCTTGTTTTAGTTTGGAAGACCCTTTAATTGCATCCAACCAACTTTCTTCGTCTTGCACTCCAATTTCATCTCCCCAAAGGATCTTGAAATTGCATTGACGGCCTTGTGTTCCAAATCTAGATTTCTCAAGTTTTACCTTGACTTCAGAGCCGATTCTAAACCCTTTGTCATCCAAGACAAAAGAAGCCTTTGCTTTGCGCCCTGTGAGCCACACACGGAGAGAATAAGCATAAATCATAGCTTTGCCCCCCGGAGTCATATAAGGCGTTGTAAGAGCCTCTGAAGGGCTCCTAGTGATGTTCGTTTTAAGCTGGTTTAATACCAGAAATGTCGATTGGCTATTTGCAATCGGAACTGTAAGTTTTGACATTCCTTTTGCAAGGATTCTTGCTTTAACTGCCATCGAAGAAAGAGGGTTAAAATCTCCTTCAACATCAGAAACGGCAGGCGTTAGTGCCAGTGAATCCCAGATAAAGAGCATTCTATTTTCATTAGCTCCCAAAAGTTCTTCAATGGTCTCCAAAACAAACTCTACAGACTGAGCCTGTACATATAATACATTGTCAACATTGCAACCTGCTTTGTTCAAAAAGCCCGGGTCAATTGCAGACTCTGAATCAAAATAAACCACATCAATGCCCATCTTTTGAGCATTGGCAGCAATTTGTGCGGCCATATATGATTTGCCCGTTGCCTCTAATCCGGCAATTTCTACAATTTTGCCCATGGGAATTCCAGCCAACTGTCCTCTACAAATAATACTGTCTAACCAACGAGAACCAGTAGATATCCACTCTTTTACAACTGTCGGACTGTCTTCGTTTAAGTTGTGCGCTACGTTTATTCCCGCCTTCTTGTTAATGAGGCTGCGCATATCGGCAATAGAAAGCTTGCCAACTTTTTTCTTACTCTTTGCCATTTATATTCCTTTTTAGTAGTAATTAAACGCTGGAGGAGGGGCCAATTCCCCTCCTCCAACAAAACAGTACCATCAACCAACAAGGTCAGCAAAAGCTTTATCTACACTAGTTGCAGCTTTTTCATCGTTGTTATACTTGACAGTCTCTGACGATCCCTCTTCCGGGTCATTTCCCAGAAGGAACTCATCAAGCATCGCTTGCACTTCTTGAAAGCTTTTTCGACTATTCTCAAAGAGAGCGTCGAAATCGGGGATGTTTTCAAGGTGCTCGCGGCACTTTTCCGGATCATCAGGACAAAGCGGGGAACTTCGTCGGCGGGGGGTGATGTTCGTTACTGGAAACGAGGCACCCGCGGGTTTTCCGTAAGTGATGGTCAAATCAGTTCCGGACTCAGGATCGGTGATATCACCGTATTCTGGGTTTAGCACAAGGTTGAGCAATGTTTCATACACTTGCTTGCCAAAGCCCCAAACACGCACACCTTGGTCTTCCTCTCCTCGTACCAAAACGGGAGCAAAGAAACGTTGGCGCGCAGAAAGCTTCTTGGCCATGCGCTTACTATCTTCTGTGCCTTCTTTCCAAAGTTGACTCACAAAAGAATCTAGAGGACAGTCTTCGCCA